GCAGAGCGAGCCTTGCGTGAAGCTGCAGACGACGCAGCCTGATTCTCACTGTTCATATCTAGACTTTCCAGCTGTCCTAACGCTGGAAACAGCTGTCCAGTGCATCGGGCGCATGACTATCCCTGCCCTACGCGAGACGTAGGCAAATAGCGGTTGCTGGCCTCCTGAGACAGCTGTTTCGAGCGCTCGAATTCGTGCGCTCTGACAGGAGACTGACACACGCTATTAGTCATCATCGTGTTGCTGTTCACGGCGCATGCCGTGCGCAGCGAACACCGTAAATCACTGCGTCAACAACCCGACCACGCAAAGCTTGCGGCGCAACGAGACCGCGAGCTCGGACACCTACGCATCAAAACCTAACAGGAGACATGGACATGACCGAATCTAACAACAACATTCATACCTATATCGTTCTAGGCGACAAACCCGCGTCAATCCGCATGCTCGTCGAAGCCGAGCCCGCGAGCTCGGTTGACGTTGATGCCGCATTGCAGCGCATGGATCCGCTGGCGCGCGAGTGCTGGAAAGCCACCAGTGAGAGCCGCCGCTACGCGGTGGTGGTGGAGGCCTCAGCAGTCGACGTGAGCGACGTCGTGACTGCCGACCCGAGCACGCTGGCCTACTTCGGATTGTCGACCCTGTGGTCGACCGAGGCTGCGGAGTGACCGACCCCTCGCAGCCGACCCTGTACGAGCTGCTAGCAGCCGTCAGGGACACCTACGGCGCTTGGTACACCGCGATTTCCACGTCGGGCGCGCCCGACGAAGGCCTATACGCCGCCTACGACGAGGCGCGAACCAAATTCATTGAACATCTAAACAACCATCCCGCTTCTATCAGAGAGATCCTGTGAACGATCGCAATACAGAGCTATTTCTCGCGATTCAGTTGACCGTCGCGCGGTTCTACGCGCTGCGCGATCTTGAACTCGCAACCAAGCGCGCGGCGCGTGCGTTTCGTAAGGGTGATGTCAGTCGCCTCGACGATGAAGCCGCCGCTGTGCTCGACATGTGCGAGCAGTGCGGAACCTTCGTTCCGAACAAAGAAGAGGCGGGTTCGAGCGAAAGTGAGGCCGCATGAGCCGCCGCCACCAGCCCGCCGAGCTCGCGTACACCGTCACATCGCGCGCCGACCGCTCACCGCGAGTCGGCGACTCAATCCAACTTGGGCGCACCGAGTACGTCGTGACGGCCGTGCGTCTGCGCGTAGAGTTGCGACCCGTCCGGGATGACTCGGACAACGAAGTTGAAGACTGACCCTTTGCCACGGAGACCCAGACTGTGACCAATCTGAAACTCGACGACGCACTCAGCCGCCTGGACCACCTCGCCGGCGATATCGCGGTGGAGCTACTCGGCGTGAACACAATGCGTCTCATCGACGGCAGGGAGCGCGAGCCTGACGGTGCCGTGTTGACCCTGTTGAATTTGCGCAGTGAGATTGCCGACCTGCGAGAAACCCTCTTACCCAAAGCCCCCAACGAATAAGTCCAGGAACTTAGAAACCCATGAACTCCGTACTCGCAATCGTGGAACCGAGCTCGTATCTACCCACTATTGGGTTGGAGCTCGTCGAGCAGGCCGCTGGGTATGCTGCCGAGTCCCGTGCACCTCGCACCCGCCAAACCTATGCCTCGAAGTGGCGCGGGTTCGAGAAGTGGTGCGCAGCGCACGGTGCTACGCCGCTTCCCGCGTCGCCTTCGACCATCGCCTTGTTCATTAGCTCGGAGGCGAAGCGCGTGAAGGTTGGGACGATTGCGAGTTCTCTCAGTGCTATTGGCCATTATCACGCGATGGCTGGCATCCCCCAGGATGCCCAGCCGCACCGTCACCCGAGTGTCCAGGCTATCTGGGCAGGTATCCGCCGGGTACACGGTGCGCCGCCCAAACGCGTAGCGCCGTTGCTCATTGGTGAGCTGCGTCAGGTGGCCGATGTGCTCGGTGACCGACTCATCGACGTCAGGGACCGCGCATTGCTCGCGATCGGCTTCGCCGGCGCACTTCGCCGCTCTGAGCTGTGCGCACTCAACGTCGATGACATTTCCTTCACCAATGAAGGACTGAAGGTCACGATCCGCCGTTCAAAGACTGACCAAGAGGGGCACGGTGCGGTCATCGGCCTGCCGATGAGCCATGACCCGAGGGTGTGCCCAGTGCGCTGCCTGCGTGCGTGGCTGGACGCAGCGCAGATCACCGAGGGTCCGCTGTTCCGCGCCGTCAACCGACACGGTCACGTGGCGGCAAAGCCGCTATGCGGGCGCTCCATCGCTCGCATCGTTCAGCGGTGCGCGGGCAAGGCCGGCCTCAATGCCAAGGCCTACAGCGGGCACAGCATGCGGGCAGGACTCGCGACGTCCGCTGCGAAGGCCGGCAAGAACGCGCTGGCTATCCAACGTCAGGGCAGGTGGGCCAGCCCTTCCATGCTGGGGACCTACATCCGCGATGCCCAGCTGTTCAGCGCGGACAACGCTGCGGGTGGGTTGTGAACCCGTTACGAGTTTGGATGCCAGGACGGATGCCAGAGCTCCGCTTCCATCCCAACCACTCCGCTAACCCCCTGATTTTATTGTGCCGACGGGTAGACTTGAACTACCGACCTAGCGCGTATGAACGGGTATCGGTAGCTTCCGCCCGTGTCCGCCGGCTTCCTCCCACGCCCCAAAATTGCCGTAATCACAAAGCATTCGGAGCTGGCACGGTTGGGGCATATCGGGCATTCCTGGCATCTTTGGAACGAGATAAGATGCCAGGACGGATGCCAGCCAAGACCAAACGTGCGAAGCGTGGACTACATGTAGCCGTCATCAAGCGGACCGACACGGGTGGGCGGGTAGTGTACCGCGCACGCTGGAACGACCCTGATACGGGCCGCACTCGATGGCTTACCCTCGACCCGATTGCCCTACCAAACGAGCGTGCTCGGGAGGTATGGCGCCGAACGAAGTCTGAAGCGTTGGCGCGTCGCCGCATGGAACTCGCGAGCGGCGCGCAGCGCGTTGTGCTGAAAACGTTTGAGGAAGTGATCGCGCAGTACGTGTCGGCCGCCGCGAACGAGCGCAGCGGTCGCACGGTCGAGCTCCATTCCAAGGTGCTTGCAAAGCTGTCTGCGTGGACACGGGACAACGGCATTCAGCACACGGCCCAGCTCGAGCAGTCGCACCTGACAGCGTTCCGAGCGTCGCTTATTGCGGCGAAACGCGAGCGCGCAAAGCGTGGTGGTATGAGGGGTGAGCGTGTTGGGACAGACGACACGCGCAGCCCACGCACTATCAATATCGACATTGGTTCAGCACGCGCCGTCTTCAATGTTTGGCGCAAGGGTGGCCTGCTACCTAAGCTGAGCAAGGACGCAATCAGCGACGTGATGACAGAACTCAAGTCCACGTTGGACGATCCTGAGTACTTGTCATACGCCGACATTAAGCGCGTGTTGAGGGCTGCGCTGCGTCACGACGCAGCCACGTACGCCGAAACGCGAGCCGAGCACCGTAGCCGCAAAGGTTTCGGCTCAACGCCCCGCTACGCGCCTATCGCGTCATACACCGCGTTTTTGCTGCTGTCGGGGTGCCGAGCCGAGGAACCGAGATGGCAAAAGAAGCTCAACATAAAGACCAAAACGTATACTCAGGAACGCGGCATCGAGTGGAACCAGGTCGACCTTGACGCTCTCGATGCTGCGTCCCGTGTTGTTGGACAGCTTCGAATCCTTGCCCACCAAACCAAAACCCGTAAGGCCCGCACAGTGTTTCTGGGCGTGTCTCCGGCGCTGCGACAGTTGATTGCGTCGCTCAAATTGCGTGCTGGCAACCCTGACAGCGGCGTGCTGTTCGATCTCACGGAAGATGAGTGCAAGAAGGCTATGGAGCGCATGCGGGAGCGCTACGGAGCACCGTCGAACTTCGACTGGCAGCTGCTGCGCAGCACGTGCAGTACCTATCTGGTCAACTCAAGCGTGACCAACGCGCCCGAGCCGAGTAGGTGGGCAGCGCGACAGCTCGGACATTCACGCGCCGTCATGGATCGGCACTACGCCGCACATATTCAAGGCGGTATCGACCAAAGCCTAAAAACCCTAGAAGAGGTGATGCAGTGCGCTGCTGAGGTGCGCGAGATCATCGAAGGCATCAGCCGCAACGTCGTCTCAGTCGCTGGGTAGCCATGACGCCGCCGCACAAAAAGAAGCCAGGCGCGTGGCAACGTGCACGCGAGCTGGAAGCGTTGCGGAAGCGTGCGCTTGCATTGTTTGAGGAAGTGATCGCCGCTACGGGCGATCCCAACGTGTTCACCAAGAACGATATGGGGATGGTAGTTGGCTGGATATCCATAAACGACCGAATCGCGGCCATGCGAGACGGCTGTATTCGTGGTGAGTGGAACGCTGCGCCACTACAGCCCCATGACCCGGACCGCGCAGAGGCGCTGGCTCGCCTTGAGCGGTTGGTTCGGCGACATCAAGGTTTTGTTCAGCATGCTGAACCCGAGCGGCGTGCAGCGCGTTGCCACATCGCTGCTCGGGAGGTACGCGGACAGGCCCGAGTTTGGGGCCTGCACTCCAACGAAAAACCTGTGAATGACGCAGGCCTTGCGCGGCTAGCGAAGGCCTTCGACGACGAGCGAGACACGCGAGCACTGCTGCGAGCAGCATTACGCGCGCGCGGTTATTCGAACGACAGCGCCAAGAACCTGCTTAGAGCGCTTGGGTCAAAAAAGACTAAGATCGAGAAAAGTTGACCCGTTTGATTTGTTGAGGGGAATCTGCGGCAGTCTGCCGTGCATGCCCCAGACGCCACACGCGCCACGTAGTCGGCGCGCCATCGACATCACTACCCCTATCGAGCACCTGCCCGCAGTGCTGCGGCAGGCCGACGTAGCCCGATATCTGGGCTGCACACCCCGAGCGCTCCGTCACTGGGAGGTGGCCGGGCTGCTACGGCCGATCCGGCCCAGCGGGAGCATGCCGCTGTATCCCCGGGCCGAGCTCGAGCGCTTCTTGAACGCCGCCAAGTGACCTAACAGTTAGCCGCGGTCTAACAGCCGCTCCAGCCAATAAGCGGACCTTAGCGCGCCAAGAAAAACGCCGCAGTGTCGAGCTGCGGCGTCGGGCGAAATCAGCAAACGGTGTCTCGTGAGCGATCTAAACAATGCATACATACTATCCGACTCGCAGAAATCAAGCCCCTAGTGGTGATAGTTTGCTCGCGCGCGCCAAGCGTGAGCTGACCGTCGCCAGCGTGCTGACGCGACTAGGCCGCCTTGTACAGGGCCGCTACGTTGCGGTGTGCCTGCACTGCGGGCAGTCAGCGCCTGTGCGAGGCGGCCGCATCCTGCGTCAGGGCCGGTATGGGATGGGCATATCCAAGGACGGCCGCGCGTGCCGATCGTGGGCCTCATGCTGCGACGAGCAACGCGGCGTGGATGTGATCGACGCTGTGGCGCTGGTGCTGCACGGCCGCCGGCTGCGAGCTTGCAGCGAGTCGCAGTCACGTGAGGTGACCGAATGGCTGCGTCGCGAGCTCGGGGAGCCTCACGAGTACGTGCCACCTCCTGAGCCTGCGCCTGAGGCGCCGCCCAAATACCCCGAGCACGACAGTCTGCTCGCGCTGCACGGCTGCCTCCGTCGAGTGGATGGGGTGCCGGACGTCGCGACGTGGCTGCGTGACGTCCGGGGCTTCGATCCCGGCGCCGTGGCCGTCCGGGATCTGGCCTTCGCCCTCACGAGCGGTGAGGGACTGCCATCTTGGGCGCGCTGGCGTGGACGCGACTGGTACACGCTAGGCCTGTGCTGCATCGTGCCGATGGTTGACGCGCATGGAGTGGTTCGCACTGTCTGCGCTACCGGCGCGGCTGCGGACGGCGCGCCGAAGTCGTTGTTTCCGGCCTCGCCCAATGAGCGTCGAGGCTGCGTCTACGCCGATCGTGGAGCACGGGCCATGCTGCGCGGTGACACGCACTCGGCCTGGTACGTGGTGCAACCGCGGATCTGGATATGCGAGGGTCCGAAGGACTTCATGGCGGCGGCCACGCACGCCGATCCGCACGAAGAGGTTGTGATCGGCGTGGAGTCCGGCGCATGGACCCCCGAGCTCGCGGCGCGGCTCCCCAGCGGCGCTGAGGTGGTGCTCGCCACGCACAACGATGGGGCCGGTGACAGCTATGCGGCTCGCGTGCTGAGCACGCTCGAGGAGCGCCGCGATCTAACACTTAGTCGTTATGAGGTTAGCTTATGAGCGATGTGCCAGATATGTCCGATGCTGCGAAACGCGGCAAAAACCCGCTGAAGTCGGGGAAGGTGGTGCCGCTGCGGAAGCCATCAGACGAGCATGGAGCACCACTTACACAGGTTGCTAAGCCTGAAATCTTCCGAAAGAACCTGAGCAATCTCGGCGTGCGCGACGCTGAATTAGACGACTTTCAGGGCGTTGCCGAGGGCAAGCTCACGCCACGTGACGCGTATCCAGGGACAGACGTCGCGACGGTGGATCTGCTGCGACGCACGTCTAGCGCGCCACTCGTGCACATGGCCGAAGACGACAAGTGGTATTGGTACGACGGCACGCGCTACGCGATCGACGACATGCACAACATGCAGCGACGGGTTGGGGCGATGGCGTATGCACTGCGTGAGCGCGCCTTCGGACTTCAGGCCGAGCACGCCAAAGCCAAAGCAGCAAAACCGGACTCTGAGCCGCCGGACTATCACACGCCGATCGCGAAATGGGCCAAACGCCTTCAAAATGAGGCCGGAATCAGCGGCACGCTGAACCATGCTGCGCACTACTCGCGACGTCGCGTGTGCGAGTTCGATCGTGATAAATTCGCGCTGAACGTGCAGAACGGCACGATCGATCTGCGCACCGGAGAGCTGCGACCACATTGCGCTGAGGACATGTTGCGGAAGCTCGCGCCCGTCACATTCGACACCGACGCTAAAGCGCCCGTGTTCGAAGAGTTCATCAGGACGATCCTGCCAGATGAAACGGTGCGCGCGTTCGTGATGCGCTATCTCGGCTACTGCCTCACGGGCGACGCAAGCGAGCAAATGCTGTTGATTGCGTTAGGCGACGGCGGCAACGGCAAGGGCGTGCTCGCTGAGCTGATGCGCTTCGTGGTCGGCGAGTACGCCGGCAACTTGCCGATCACATCACTGCTAGTGCAGTCGCGCAACGTCGAAAATGACCTGGCTGGACTCGTCGGAACGCGCTTTGTCACGGCGAAAGAAGCCCCTGAAGGAAAGGCGTTCGATGAAGCGCGCCTCAAAGAGATGACTGGCGAGGACACACTCAGCGTGCGCTTCCTGTTTCAGGAGTTCTTTGACTATCGGCCAGAGTTCAAGCTGTTCGTGTACAGCAACAAATTGCCAGTGATTGAGGGCATGGACAACGGCATATGGCGGCGCTTGGCGCTCGTGGACTTCCCTGTGAAGTTCATAAAAGCGCCGACAAACCCAGCGGATCGCGACCCAAAGGCCCACTACATGGATCCGAAGCTCAGCGGCAAACTGCGTGCTGAGGCGAGCGGCGTGTTGAATATCCTGTTGGAGGCGTGTCGAGAGTGGCAGAGCATTGGGCTCGACGTCCCGGACGCCGTAATCAATTCAACGAAGCAATGGCGCGATAACTCAGACGTGATCGCGGACTTCGTTGCGTCACGCATCGATAAGGTCCCGCACGTCCAGGGCGCAAAGGCTTCGGTGGATTCAGTGTTCGCCGACTATGTGCGATGGGCAAAGGAGCAGGCGCCCGACCGCAAGCCCCTCGCCAAGAATCCGCTCTCGACGCAGCTACGTCGGCTCGGGTTTGAGCAGGATCCTGGACATGCCACCGGACGTTTCTGGAAGGGCATCAAACTCCGCTCGGAGTCGGGGCAGGAAGAGTGAGCGATCTCGGGAGAAAAGTTTGGAAACTTCAAAAGTCTGTGTCCTTGTGTCCTAAAGCAGCTGAAATGCCTAAAAACAAGAGGTTTTGTCTAGGACACAGTCTAGGACACACCATAGGACACACCATAGGACACAGGACATAGGTCAGACCGGGACGCAGGACACAGAGGACACAGGGGACGCACGGGGACACAGCCGTTTTGAGCCCGTGTCCCTCGAAAAAGCCTGTTCATTCGGGCTGTTATGCGCCGCAGGACACAGGGACACAGATTTTCAACCCTCGCCAGGATTTTATGAAGAAGACACGGATCATCAAAGGCCACGGACCACAGCACGACGATCACGATCTCGCCTACACGCTGTTTTTTTCGTCGAAGGACGATCCGGAGACCGTCCGCGAGTACGCGATCGTCTATGCGACGTCGACCGAAGGCTTCACGAAGGACGTTCTTTCAGCGCTGAAAAAAGGGCTGCGAAAGGACAGTGTGATCATCAGCGGCCAGCCGAAGCCAGACAGGTGCGTGACGTTCTACATCGCTAGATCGGTATTCATGCGGAGTCTGTCTGACCAGCGGATCGCGATCGTCACATGGCTGAAGTCCGACGCCTTCGACGGATGCCTACCGAACAAATCGACTTGAACAACGACACCTACCTTGCCGCTTGGCGAAAGGGCGCCCGCGACACCGCGAACGTCGCGATCCGCGCGCTCGAGCTGGAACTCAAGCTGCATACGGATGAGGCTGCTATCCGCGCGCTGGAAGGGCTGCGCTACAGGCTAGAGGCGTTGCTGTGAATAAACGAAAGCCCCTAGGCACCAGTGCCTAGGGGCTTTCGCCATGGAATGTCGCGGTTACGACGTGTTAGGCTTATCACATGTCTACACTTAGTGAATTAGAATTGATCGTCGCAGCGCTCACGGCACGCGTTGCCGAGCTCGAATCAGCACCGACCGCCAAACACGAGCTAGTAGCGCGGCGCACATTGGAGGAGGCGCAGCGCCAAAAGGCGGCCGCACAACGCGCCCGCGAGGCTGAAGATCGCGCAAAGAACGAGTATGCGCGCGCACAATGGGATCTGTTCCTCTCCAGCAAAGAAGCGCAGGTTGCGCCTGATTTTGTGGCGGTGCTGGAGTCCCAGCGCGGCTGGATCGAGGGCCTCGCGAAAAACCCGCTGTCAGGTTGGGCGTCTCGCGTGCTGATGTCCCGCATTTGTAGGAGGGAGTGGTACTTCACCAAAATGGACAGCTCGTCGTATCCGCCGGTGCGTCGGGACGTTCCCGAGACGCTACCAGGCCGGCCCGGCGCTGAAACCAGACTGCTTGTCGAGCAGGCCTATGAGACCACGAAGGCCGAGTTCAGGGTTACGGCCGAGACGTGGGGGATACTTTTGAAGGCGGCGCAGAGTTTGCAGCCGTTGCATGTGCCAGGTACACCTGACAGGATTTCAGCATGACTACTATTAGACGCGACCTAGACTACGTACTGGCCTCTGAGCAAGCCCGACAGGACTCCGATCTACTCGAGCGTGAGCCGTGGCGCCAACCGCTCGAAAATACGAAGCATCGCGCAGACGCTGCTGACATCGACTGGGAGACGGCGCCCTGGCGGTTGCCGCTCGCTCACAGTAAGCGGCGGGGCGTGTGATGCCTGAGCGCTACGCCACGCCCGCCTCCGAGTTCGCCAAGGCGATACACCATCTGCTGCAGCTCGGGGGCGGCGCGATCACTGACATCCACTTCGATGCTGAAGGCGCGCCCGAGGACTACATGACGCAACTATTCGCCGAGCTCGAACAGCTCGGGGTTGCGTGGCGGTGATTTATGGCAGTCACCACCAAAATCACGATCGTCGATAAGGACCATGGCTACGCGGCCATGCAAAGCCTTGTCGCGCGCATTGGGAGAATGCGGGCGGCGACTGTCACTGTGGGTATCCAGGGCGCCAACGCTTCACGTACGAAGCGTGGGCGTCCGCGGTCTTCATCGCGCAAGAGTAAGAGCGTTCGACGCCGCAAGCGGAGTGCTGCGGCTCTTACAGTTGCAGAGGTCGGCGCGATCCATGAGTTCGGGTCAGGCCGAATCCCGAAGCGTTCATTCATCAAGGACACCATCGACCAGCAACGCGCGCAGATCCTTCGACGTATGGAGGTCGGCGCGCAGGACGTTCTGACTGGCAAGCTGGACCAGCGCACCGCGCTGGAGCTGATCGGTGAGTACACCGTCGGCCGCATCAAGCAGCGCATGGCGAATGGTATTGCGCCAGGTCTAAAACCATCGACCATCCGTAAGAAGACAGTGGCTGGAAAGACGGGCGCGACCCCCCTAATTGACACAGGTCAGCTGCGAGAGTCCATCACCTACGAGGTGCATGAATAGATGGACAAAATCCCACGAAAACGCCGAAAAGGCGGCCGACCGAGTCGACTCACGCCAGAGATTGCGCACGCGCTGCTGAAGTACGCGCGCACTGGTTTGAGCGCTCGGCAGGCTGCGCGTCTAGTGGGCGTGTCCCCGTCCGCAGTAGCTGACTGGTTACATCGCGAGCGTGAGCCGTACCTGACATTCCAGCGCGACTGGGCGCTCGCCAAAACGAAGCTCATTGACTCGATGGCGTCCGTCCTGAGGAAGTCTGCGGCGGCCGGCGAGTGGCGTGCCGCGCTCGCAATTCTTGAGCGCCGCGACCCTGCCCGCTGGGGACGCCGTCCGATGCCGCTCCCTGCGCCTGCGCAGGCCCCTGTGTCGGCTGGCGGTCGCATGGTGATCTACGCCCCCGGCGCAGACCTTGACGCGGTGCCGCCGCACGACGGTCCTACGTTATTTTTGCCCGACAATGGCCGACTGCCCCCAAACTGAAAGTCAGAGATAGAGAACCATGCCCAATGAGACCGTGCATCTTAGGATCGGCGACGTCTGGATCGATGCAACGACTAAACAGTCGCATTCGATCGGAACTTTGCTCACAGAATTCCCTACTGAAGAAGACAACATCTCGGACAACTACATCCAGCTGAACCGCGGCGTCGAGCTCGAGTTTATCGTGACCGATTACCCGATCGACGAGCCCATGTCACATAAGGGCGATCGCGTATTCGGCACCTATCAGGCGCTGAAAGATATCATCAGCAATCATCGGCTGGTCACTGTCATCCTGGGCCTCGACGTCTATAAGAACGTCGCAATCATCAACCCAAAGTTTGAGCCGGTAGGCAAGGGAGCTTATAAGTGCAGCTGCACGGCCCGCGAGGTTCGGTTCGCGACTGCGACCGAAACACAAGTACCTAAGCCTATACCGCCCACCGCAAAGAAAAAGCCGGGGAACAAGGGCCAGGTAAGCGTCACCCCAGCGACGCCAGCGCAAGAGCAGAGAGTCATAGAGTCGGTACCCATATATTTACTAAGGTGGTAGACCGTGACCGAGACGTTCGAGGGTCGGAGTTGGTGCCCGACTCGCATCGAACGCTGAGATCCTCGACTTCGCGGTTGCGGACATCACCGGGTAAATCGCACCCATGATGGTCAATGCGCTCGGATCGCAGCGCTGCTAAATCCGATTGAATGGAAACCCAATCTACTCATGAACCCGGTCCCATTCATCAGCTCAGACTCGCCACCCGCTCACCCGGTGCACTCGCACTAGGCGCAGTGCTGGGAGCCTTCGTGCCTGTGGCCTCCTACGTCACGGTGCACGATGGCGGCATGCTCGCGTACGAGGGTGGCCGACTGCACATCACTGACTGGACTGACCCGCGATGGCTGCTCGTACTGGGTGCCCTCACATTCAGCGCGAAATCGGTCTACCAGTGGGCGCACGCCGCCTTCGACGACGTCGCCAAGGCGCTCGGCTTCACGGTGATCTGCGAGGGCGTGCTCCTGATGTCGACCACTCCATGGCTCGGTTGGACCGCGATTGCGATGCTCACCCTCGTGAACGTCATGGCCAGCAGCGCCACGCTGGCGCTGCGCGACCAGTCGGACACCCTTACTCCCGCACTCGCCCAACTCCCGCAAGTCCGCTCACTCACTGCGGAAGTGAGCGGTGAGGTCCTCACTGGTGAGCCTACCGATGACGAACTCTATGAGCGTGCGCTTGCTCATGTGCGCAGCGGCGGCAGGGCATCGGGCCGTGCGCTGAGGCTCGCGCTAGGGTGCGGCACCACGAAGGCGGGTGAACTCGCGAAACGCCTCGCCAGTGAGGCCTCACTCGCCGAGTGCGCAGAGTGAGGGCTGCCCCGGGCTGAGGTTTCTACCACGGTGGTAAAAACTCCGTAATCACTCAGCTTCACTTGAGCAGACCGTGGCTGCGATAGCGAGCCTCGATCACGTCCAGTCCAGCGATCACGCACTCACGCAGTAGCTGCACGGCAGTCGTGGTTGTCAGAGAGTTCCTCACGAGCCGATCGAGCCGCTCCACGTGCTCCGCCTTGAGTCGGATGCTGTACTGACCCACGAGCTCGCTAGGCGGCTTGATGCCGCGCGGCCGGCCCTTCGGTTTGAGGGTCGGCTCGACGGGCGCATCGGCTGCACGCGTACCACCTAGTGAGTTGTTGATCTGCGCGATGGCTTTGCCGAGCTGCTTGGCGATCGCGCTGCGCACCTCGATCGGCACGGTCCTGTAGTCGGCGACGTCCGGGTATCCGGCCTCGGCTGCGAGTTCGCGAATCTGTGAAGCAATGGAAGCTTTTGGTTTCTTAGTGGCCATATCTGGCCATTGTGCACACGGCTCCCGGATTTGCACGCGCACTCAGCAGCGCTCGGATCTCGCTTGTGCTACTCCCGATTGATCGGAAATCGAATCAATCCGATGCGAAAGGGAATCCGTGGACCACTACCGTCAACAGCAAGCGGCCGCAAAGCGCGCCGAAATGCTCAAACTCGAAGCCGAACGGCTGGAAAAAGAAGCCGCTTACGAGAACCTACGCAGCGAATACGAGCTGTACCTAGGCGCGATGCAGGCGCCGCCGCCGGCGAGTGCCGCACCGATGCCCGCACTGGCAGCCCCGTCACCCGCGCCGAGCGGTGACGGCTGGACGTTCGGTCAGACTGTGGGCGTCACGGTGTTGGTCGTGCTCGCGGTGTTAGTGGGCGGCGTGTGGAACGAGACCGGGCACCGCGCAGCGCGTGTTGTGCGCCAAGCTGACGCACAGGGATCGTGGGGGAACAGCGTCCTTGAGCCATCCAGCTATCACCGCGACATGCCGTCTCGCTCACGCATGATCGTAGGAGGCGTCCCCTATGAGCAGTGAGGACTGGCGGGTCTTCCGCGCCGTCGTGGTGTGGGGATCGCTGATCGGGCTGGTCTACACCGCGATGGACTCACGCAACTACGCGGAGCGAGGACGCAGCTATCAGCCGCCGCAGCTCGCCGAGGACGAAAGGGCGGAGTGGTGATCACATGGCAATGCGCAGAGAGCTTGATGTTCTGGGCTTTGGCGGTTCAGCTGCATTGCTGGCCAGCGCCATGCTTCCCGATGGCGGCCCGTTGGGTGACATCGGTTACGCGTTCGGCAATCTGGCCTATGCGCCGCTAGGTGTCGCTGCGTGGGGCGTGGTCGGGTGGCTAGCCGATGAGGCGCTAGGCGTGCTGTGCCCTCGTGACACGCGAGCATCGCTGTTTCGTCGTGCGCGTTGGGCCGCTGGCACGTGGCTCGGTAGCGTGGCGTGCAGCCTGCTAGGCGATCGCGGTGGATGGCTCGGCTGGCAGATCGCTGCGCCACTGCACATCGCGCTGGGTGCTGGCAGCTACCTGTTGGTAGCGGGCGGCATTTACGCGTTGGCTCGCTCGTGCTGGCCGCAGACGGTTGGGGCGCTGACGTCTGAGGTTTGCGCCACGGTGGCGCAAAACGGCAGGGAGCTGTCTGCATCGTGGCAGCAAGCGCGGCAGCTCGAAGCTCAGCGCACGCTGGCACTGGCTGCAAACGCTGGTGTCGCGCCGCAGCGTCAACCCGTGCGCGCTGCGACAGTCACACAGCAACCCTTCTCTCGCACCCGCCCAGTGTCTGCGACCCACAAATACGCGGACATCATCGATGTGGACGCTGAGGTGGTCGACATCGGCTTGAATCGTAATGATTCCGCCACGGTTTGCGCCGTGAAAATGAACCTCGCGGCCTACCGCGTCCCGAGCGTCAGTGTACTGTCGACGCAGCCCCCCGCTGCGATGCCAGATACTGCAGACCTTCAGCGTATCCGCAACAAGCTCGGCATGGTGCTGATCGAGCACGGCATCGGGTTTGCCCCCAACAAGCCCCCGAAGATCGGGCCCGTGGTCGTGACATTCAGCGTGCAGCTGGAGTCAGGTGTGCAACTCAGCAAGCTGGCATCGCGCCAGGATGAGATCGGTCACGAGCTCGGCGTTCCCGTGCGCGTCGCTGGAAGCTCGATTGAGGTGCCGCGCAATGAGCGTCAGACCGTAGGGTTGCGTCCGTTGCTCGAGCGCGCTCAGCGTGCCGGCGATACCGGCACACTGCCCGTCGTACTGGGCGTCAGCACCACGGGCGAGCCTGTGAGCCTCGACCTGGCGAAGGCGCCGCATGCCCTGATTGCCGGTGCGACGGGACAGGGCAAGTCAGTCGCGATCAACGTCATGTTGTGCAGCCTGCTCTTGTCGCGCAGTCCCAACGAAGTGCGCTTCGTGCTGTGCGATCCGAAGCGCACGGAACTCGCGCCGTACCGCAACACGCCGCACCTCATGCTGCCCGCGGCCGTCGAGATGTCAGACATCGTCGCTGCGCTGCAATGGTGCGTCGATGAGATGGAACGTCGATACCAAGCGCTCGAAGCCGCTGCCGCTCGCGATATTGCTGCGCTCGGGTTGCCGCGGATCGTCGTGGTGGTCGACGAATACGCGGACCTCAGCGCGCAGTCAGACGACGTCGAAGATCTGACAGTGCGGCTCGCTCAGAAAGCGCGTGCCGCTGGCATCCACCTTGTGGTCGCGACCCAGCACCCGGTTGCGAAGGTCATCACCACCACGATCAAGAACAACCTGCCAGTGCGCCTGTGCTTCCGTGTGCAGAACGACAGCGCGTCACGTGTAGTGCTCGACGAGGGCGGCGCCGACGCTCTACTGGGCAACGGCGACAGCCTTTGCATCCTGCCCGGCCAGCCGACGCCCATGCGCGTTCACGGTGCGTTCGTGAGCGACGACGACGTCAGGGCCGTGTGCGACGCATGGCGTGCGCAGGGTGGGCCGCAGTACGTCGAGGGTCATCCCCACGGTGGGGACGACTATGATATTGCGGGCGAATCGGCGCGCATCCCACGTGCCGCCGCCACTCGCGACGACCTAGCCTCCGACGTCGCCCGAGCCGTCGAGTACGGCCGCGCTGAGGGCGTCGTGTCGGTGCGTCGCCTGCGTCGCGCACTGAGTATCGGTGCTCACCGCGCCGAGCGTGTGCTCGATGCCCTCGACCTAGCTGGCCACCTTGGGGCCCGGCGCGCCGATGGCTCGCGGGAGTGGCTCGGCTGACCCGACCCAACCCAACCCAACCCAACCCGACCCACGCTCAGCCCCCCCTACAACGCCCCTAGACCGGGTTGGGACGGGTCGGGTTGCCTGGGTTGGGTCGGGTTGGGTGGGTCCCGAGACACGCACGATGCAGACTTCAGACTGAGCCGCCCCACTACGGTCATGCGTAGTTCTTGGGCGGCTCTTTTGCGTTCAGAGCGGGGCAATAGTGATCGGGTGAGTCCGGGGCGGCACAGAAGCAAGAAATGCCTTTGACCAATGATGGGCTGGCCCTATCGTGTATACGTCACGTGTTCCTACTCAAGCGTTCAGGGGTCCGCCATGCACTTTCGATTCGAGCCACTTCGAGCCACGCAAGCGGCCGCCGTGCTCGTCAAGCATGCCGGCGAGGGCGACCGCATCAACTACACCAAGCTGCTCAAGCTGCTCTACCTGGCGGACCGCAAGGCCCTTGTTGAGACGGCCAGCCCGATCACGGGTGACCGTGTGGTCAACATGGCCTACGGGCCTGTCCTCAGTGAGGTGTACGACAGCATCAAGAACCTGAGCGGTAAGCCTCACTCAGTCTGGGGCCAGCACTTCGTCAAGGAAGGCTACCGCGTGCGCCTTGTCAAAGATCCCGGCGACGGTGAACTGTCAGATTACGACATCGAAGTGCTTGAGGCTTTAGCCAGCGCGCACAGGGCCGATCACTTCATGGACCTTGTGCATCTCGTGCATAAGCTGCCCGAATGGTCCATGCCCGATGATGGCGGCGCCGATCCGGTGTCCTACGAGGAGATCCTGCGCGCAGCTGGTCTCTCAGACAGTGAAATCGCCGAATATACAGCCGAAAACGCTGCATTCTCCGCGTTCAAAGACATTGCCTTTCCCGCTGCCGAATGACCTGGCAACCACGTGACACATTCTTCGGTGATCCACACGGATCGCCGAGGCCACATCTGTGGATTGTGCTGCACGTCTATGGACCGCCCCGAACGGCACCTCTCAGAGCGATTGTTGTAGGCGTCACGTCCTGCAGGCACCGAAGCGACGATCGGACCTGTGTCGTGCACGCTGGCGACCACAGCTTCATCGAGCACGAGAGCTTTATTGCTTACGGCAAGGCCGAAGACGTCTTGATTGAACGCCTCGCAGGGCTTCCGCGGCGCGAACCGGTGTCCGTGCAGCTGCATGAACGCATCCTTGCAGGCTTTCAGGTCTCGCGGTTCGTGCGCCAAACGCTCAAAGCCAAGCTGCCGCGGCCTTGAGCTCGGGTAACGGCGCCCTCCAGATCTCTGTGTGCTAGATTCGAAATCGAATGTATCCGCACACGACCACTGCACAACAGCTCAGTCCTAACCCGTTCATCGTCCGCACCCGGTATACCGTGCTGAGGCTACGTATTGCCCCGTCGTGGTACCGTGCGGCGGTGACCGAGACCTTAGCCAGCCAGATCAGAGCCCGCGCCGCTGAACTCGACTACGACAAAGCCGACGCAGACACCCAGCGTGCGCTCAGACGTCAGATCGCGGATGAGCTGGGGACCAAGATTCAGAACGTCGTGAAGGCTCTTGTGCAGACGGGGAAGCGCGGTGGAGCGACCAGACTGCGGACGATCACTGAGCGATGCCCGACCTGTGAACAGGCGCTGCGTACTGTGAGCGCACTAGAGGCTGTTAGCCGCAATCTGGATGTCATGAAAGCCCAGATTGAAGCGGCGATCGAAGCTCAGCGGCACGCTCATAAGCCGTCAAAGGTTCGCAAAAGCATCAAATGAACCGATTGGAGGGTTTCAATGGTTGACCCCGCCTGAGTCCAGCGCTACACCAAGCGCATGGATACAGCACGTTTGACCGCTGACCTGCAAACCGCCCGCCGCAAGTACCGCGCAGCCTGCGACGTCTACGACGCGGAAGGGCTATTTCCAACGCATCAGGCGCAGGTTCGTCGAGCGCTCGCACAGCAATCTCTAGAGGCTGCAGAGCGAGCCTTGCGTGAAGCTGCAGACGACGCAGCCTGATTCTCACTGTTCATATCTAGACTTTCCAGCTGTCCTAACGCTGGAAACAGCTGTCCAGTGCATCGGGCGCATGACTATC